TAATAAAATCACGTCCAACGATGGGCGTTAATATGGCAGGTTTAGGATGAAGTACACATCAACAATTAAATCCCGGCAGTTCATACTCGCCGGAGGAAAAAAGATTTTCATTGAACCCGGCAAGGGAGAAATGGAAAAAGATGAAGCGTTATCTGTCGCAAAATCTCCCTGGGGAAAACGCCTCATTGATACCGGAAGTCTCACCTTTGAAGAAAAAATCGAGGTGAAAGACGAAACTATTGAACGCGGAATGACTATCCCGAAGGGCGAAGAAACACCCTCCGAGAAACCTTCCGGCGATGAAGACGAAGGTAATGATGATGCCGATACCGGGGACGGCGCGGAAGTTACCAACGAAAACGAAATACCCGAACTCGTACCGAACACCGGGGACGGCGCGGAAGGATAATGAGTTTTTTCCGAAGCGTGAGCCTTATCAAAGTTTCTCATGCGCCGGGTAAATGGGTGTTAGGTGATTGGGTTGAAGGAGATGATAAACCTCCAACCCCATTTTTGGGGTCATGGCAAGCGGCAAGCGGTAAGGATTTACAAATTCTGCCGGAAGGAAAAAGAAGCCGCGAGGCTTATAAGGTTTTTGCTCCTATCGAATTGGATTTTACCGCTGCTGATGAAGAAAGCAAAACCAGCGGTGACATTATTATTTGGGAGGGTAAAGAATACGAAGTGAGCGTTGCTTCGAAATGGGATAACGGTTTAGCTCCCCATTGGGAACTTATTTGTACCAGAGTTCCTCCTAAGGAAAAACAACAGGAGCAGCAGCAAGATGATGATTGAGGAACGTAAATACCTTGAGAGAACGCTCGCGGAATGGATTGAAAAGGTTGTTGCGGATAACGGTAGAAAGGATACGGTCATATACGCGAATAAAAACGGAGTACGACCTGATCCACCGTTTATCATGCTGCAATTTGTAGGAGGCAAGCGTCCAGGGTCTCCTTCGCGGTCAAAGGTCAAACCGGAAACCGGGGAGATGAAAATATACGCTCACTCCGAGAAAACAATTACTGTGCATGGAATTGGGTCTGGGTCGTTTGATTTACTTCAAACAATTTTCGATTCAATTTTCATTGGCAAGTATAAATCCTTCCTTCGGAAAAGGAATCTGGTTGTGCGGAAGCTGACCGATGTAACCGAGGTTGGAGAACAAGGCGATACGGAAATGGTAGGTAGAGCGCGGTTTGATATTCGCGTTTCCTTTATCCGTGTAGTGACAAATAAACCGGGGTGGATAGAACATGTGAAGGTTATCCCAGAGGAAATACCTTCGCTTTCACCCTTAGAAAATTAACGGAGGTTACTATGGCTGAATTAGATGAGATTGTTAATGTAACAATCAATAGGCAAACTAGCGTTCCTTCAATGGCATCCTTCTCTGAAAAGTTCATTATTGATACTTTCAATCCAGAAGGGATTACCCCTGTTTTCGATCAGGCTCACAGAGTTCATGTTTTCGGTAGCCTCGGAGAAATTAAGGAAGCTGGTTTTTCTTCCCTTTCATGGATTTACCGGAATGCGAAGGCGCAGTTTTCACAATCGCCGCACATCGGAAAAGTCTATGTCGGTATCAAGTTCCCTGATGAAACATGGGACGATGCTCTCACAGCGTGTAACGATGAGAACAACGAATGGTACGCAACCGAAGCTCATGCGGTAACGATGGAAGAGCAAATTGAAGTTGCTCTCTGGATTCAAGCCAATGAGAAACTCGGCGGCATTGCTTCCAGCGATCCCACTATTGTGAATGAAACAACCGGAGATATTGCAGATTTCTTAATGATTAACAACATCGACCGCGTTTTCTGTTTCTATCACCCTGACGTGGAAAAAGCGAACGATCCGTTCCCTGTGGCAGCGTTATTTGGCAAACTGCTTACAAAACACCCCGGCAGCGCAACTTGGGCTTTGAAAGGGCTGAACGCCGTACCAACGGTGAAACTCTCTGCCGGACAGAGAAAAAGAATCACCGACAAAAACGCCATGATCTATACCCGCGTGGCGAGTATGCCGATTACCCGGTGGGGCAAGGTCGGCAGCGGCGAATACATTGACATTATTCACGGTCTGGATTGGCTCAAGGCGCGGATTCAAAACCTTGTGTTCACTCCTTTGGTTCAACAGGACAAAGTTCCTTTTGAGGATGACGGTATCACTTCTCTCGTGGACATGGTTCGCGCCGGTCTCGATGAAGGGGTGAAATACAAGATTCTGAAAAAGGGTGCTTACACTATTGACGCTCCTACTGCTGATGAGGTTCCTGACAGTGATAAAGCAGAACGAAATCTCCCCGATGTAAAATTCCGTGCGCCGGTATCTGGGGCGATCCACAAAGCAGCAATCGAAGGGACTATAACCCTGTCGTAAAAATGAGGAGGAAGAAATATGCCTGGTAATCCTTTATTACTTACCTATGACCCGGAGAAAGTCATTATGACATTTGGCGGCACACCTTTGGGTGGTTGGGCAGAGGGAACATTCATCAGCATTGCTCAAGCGGCAAAAGCGTTCACGCGCAAAACTGGCGCGGACGGCGAAACCGTTCGTTCAAAGAGTGCCAACAGATGTAACGATGTGACGGTTACATTGCAGCAAAGCAGCCTTTCCAACAATTACCTGTCGGCTATGAGTCAGGTAGACAAAGCAACTGGACACAATCTGCTCCCCTTATCCATTACGGATTTGAACGGAGTAACCTTGATGTTCTGGCCACAGGCGTGGGTTGAGGTTCCCGATTCATGGGAATATGGCGCGGAAGTAACCGACAGAGCGTGGGTTTTCTATACGGGTCCTATTGCCACGGATAATCGTGGCGGTATTCCTGTCTAATCAAATAACATTCATGGAGGATGGCTATGAATAAAACAAAGACTATTGACGGAATTGAATTTTCTGTCGCGCCGTTTATGGCGGTCGAGGCACTTCGGCTGAAAGCATTTTTATTAAGAACTTTCGGCCCGGCATTGGGGCAGATGGTCGGAACACTGAAAAATGTGCTTACAAAAAAAGGTGAACTTGCACCTGATATGCAGATTGACGGAGACTCGTTTTCTAAAACGATTGAAACGCTTACTTCCCAACTTGATGAAGACAGCTTCGTCAATCTCATAAAAAGAATGTTTGCAAATCTTGTCGCCAAAGGGAAGGATACGAAAACAGGAAAAGGGTTTGCGCGACAGTTCGATGCTGCACATTTCGACAATTCAATGAATGACGTTTTCTCTGGAAGGCTGTTTTCGATTTATCCGGTTCTACTGCTTGTTCTTGAGGCGAATTATCCTGATTTTTTCGAAAAGACGGTTCGGAGTATTGGAAAGTCAATAAAGGAAACACTTTCTTCCGAACCGGCAAGCGAGACCGAGACCGAAAAATCGAACAACTCGGAGACATCGGAAAACTTGACCCAGGGATAGAAGACGAATATCTGATATGGCGTATCTGGCAGGAAAAAGGAACACCGCTCGATGACTTGAGATACAAGTGGACTTATGAAGACCTTTTACAAGCAAATGCCATGTTGGATATGTCATCTGATATGAACACGGCATTGGACGGTTTACAAGAATTCGAGAGAAAGAAAGGTGGAGGCAATGATTAAGCCATGACTGTCAGAGAATTTGTTACCGTTTTGGGTTTCAAGTTAGATGATGCCCCGGTAAAAAAATATGACAAACAACTAGATGCCACAAAAGAAAAAACCAATAAGCTGGCGACAGCGACAAAAGGTATTGGCATGGCTTGGAAAATAGCTGCCGCTGCCGCTGCTATTGGGATGGGTTGGATCTCAAAAAATATTCTCGAACAAACCGGGCAAATGGAACAGTACCGGAACCAAATACAAAAATTTACCGGAGACGCTGACAGCGCAGCGGCGGTTCTCGAAAAACTTCGTGATACAACGGCTGATCCTCTTTTTGGAACAGGGAATTTAGTTGACGCATATAAAAATCTTCGTAACCTTGGCATGGAAGCAGACAGTGCTTCCGGTTTTATAAATGTCCTCGGCGATATAGCGGACGGTTCTACCGAAAACTTTAACGCGCTCTCAAGTGTTCTGACCAAAGTATCTGTATCGGGAAAAGTAAATGAAGGAACTATCCGGCAGCTAACAAATGCAGGGTTCAGTATGCAGGACATGGCAGAGGCTTTGGGAAAATCTACTGCACAACTTGACGCGGATATAGCAGCCGGAAGAATAGGATTTAATGAACTTACCTTGGCAATGAGTAACGCCACAAAAGAAGGCGGTAGGTTCTATCAGAACATGGAACGGCAAGCAAAGACATTAACCGGAAGTATAAAGATATTAAAAAGTACAGTTTCTGGTATCGGCGAAGCCATAGGAACAAGGGTATTACCAAAAATTATTGATACTATTCGTTATATAACAGATTTAATAAAACTTGGTAAAGACGGATTTGTAAACTTCGGCGCGAAAGCATTTGAAGCCTTGATTGGTGCAATTCAAGATGTAATTATTTTCTTTCAGATCCTCCAAATGAGAATGAAAAAGTTTGGTGGCGCATTTACTCCGCTTAAAGCCCTGTTCGGTGATGTATTTGGATTTTTGAAAAGCGTTATCGAAAGCGCGTATCCATTCTTAATGAATTTGGCACAGCTCATTCTTGTGGCGTTCAAACCAATACAGGCTTTTGTAAAACCAATATTGGAATCATTAAAACCTATTATTAAGAATGTATTTGGCTTCTTGTCAAAAATTATTGGAGGTTTAATTCCCGTAGTAAACGGATTGACACCTGTATTTGAAAGGCTTGGTAAAATTGTAGGTTCCTTAGTTGGACCCGTTCTTGGTTTAATGTTAGGAATTAAAGCAGTCAATACAGCAATAGCAGCCTATAAGTCAATTATGATGGGTGCAAAGATAGCATCATTTTTATTCTCTGGCGATTTACTAAAAATACGCGCTGGTCTCATGGGATTAACAGGAAGTGCCGGAGTAGCAAAGAGTTTATCAACGGCATTCGGACTATTAACCGGAAAACTCTCAATAATGAAAGCTGCCGCAGACGGAAACCGTCTGGCGTTGTTTTTGCTTAATGTACAATTATTGAAAGCAAAAATCCAAGCCATTGCGACAGCAGCGGCATTAAAAATAAAAGCTGTTGCTTCTATCATTGCAGCAAAGGCACAGGCAATACTTAACGCAATCATGTCAGCTAATCCCATCGGGCTTATTATATTGGGAATAATGGCTCTCATTGCTGCTGTTATTCTGTTGATAAAGAATTGGGATAAAGTCAAAGTTTTTTTTGTAAAATTATGGGAAGGCATAAAAAATATATTCTTAAAAGCGTTTGATTGGCTAAAAGATTTATTTTTCAAATTTCATCCGGTGGGAATAATAATTAAAAATTGGAGTAAAATTGCTGATTTCTTTAAGGGGTTATGGGAAGGCATAAAAAATGTTGCTGGCAAGGCATGGGATGGGATAAAAAACGTAGCCGGTAAAGCGTGGGAAGGCATTAAAGGAG